CAATTGGCATTGGTTATGATTTGGGTTACAATACGCCAACACAATTTGCAACCGATTGGAAAGCAGTATTGGACAGCACATCTTATGAGCGGTTAGTGCCGCATCTTGGCAAAAAGAGCAGCACCGCAAAGGCTGCTATTCCAAGTGTTAAAGATATCTGTATTGCATGGGATAGTGCACAAGCGGTATTTAAAAGCAATACACTGCCACGCTTTATTAAAGAAACCGTGAATGCTTTCCCAGGTAGTCAAGATTTACACCCTGATGCGTTTGGCGCTCTTGTTAGTTTGGTATTTAATCGTGGTGGTAGCACGAGCGGCGCCTCACGAGCCGAAATGTTAAACATTAAGAATGCTATTGCAGCAGGGCATCCTGACATCTATAACTATATTGCAGGCCAAATCATTGGCATGAAACGCCTTTGGGTTGGCAAAGGTTTGGATGGATTACTTACACGCCGTGATGATGAAGCAAAACTTATCCGAAGCTGTTCATAATTTATAAATAGATTGTTATGCCGCACTATACCGCTCCCCGAACTCTTTCCCGTAAGATTGAGGATTATCTTGACAGTTCATTAACTAGAATCACGTCTAATGTGCTGTCTAAACCTGGTGCATATGATGCATTTACACGTCTTAGAATTTCCAATCCATTTACTTTATTTGAAAGTCAGCATCGTTATGACGATAACGGTAAATGGAACAATGCAATCAGCGGAACGGCGGGTACTACATATCTAGTCAATGAAAGCAGCGTAAAGCTTACTGCAGCAAACGGTGGAACTATTACTAGAGAAACAAATAAAGTATTTAATTATCAGCCAGGTAAAAGTTTGTTGATCATGAATAGTTTTGCATTTAGCGCATCAACTGTCGGTGTTCAACAGCGTATAGGATATTTTAATGCTTTAAATGGAATTTATCTTTTACAGGATGGCGATGCAAACGGGCCTGCAATGGTATTAAGAAGCTATTCTTCTGGTGCTGTAGTTGAAAGAACAATTCGTCAAAAGGATTGGAATTTTGATAAATTTGACGGAACTGGTTATTCTGGACGAGTATTAGATTTGACTAAAGCTAATATATTTTGGATGGATATAGAATGGTTGGGTGTAGGTGCAGTTCGTTGTGGATTTGCCGTAAATGGTGAGCCATGTGTAGCACATACATTTTACAATGATAATCTAAATGATAGTGCATATATGACAACCGCAGTATTGCCATTGCGTTGTTCGTTATCAAATTCTACTGCAACATCTCCATTCATTAAACAAATATGCAATACTGTAATTAGTGAAGGCGGTCATAACCCCGAGTCAATTACATACTGTCAGGCATCTTCAGCATCGGTATTTGTTACACGTCAAACCAATGCAACTAATGCTGACCGCGGAAAATTCTTTAATACAGTGTCTATTCGTTTAGCGTCTGCTAAACTTGATGGCATAATTATTCCCACTGGAGTTTCGGTTGTAATTGAACAAAGTAAAAAGTTTCAATGGGCTCTAATAAAAAACGCGACCTTTGCAACATCTCCTACCTGGGCGGCTCACCCAGATTGTGTAACAGCTGAATACACAATAAGTGATTCAATTATGACTGGTGGAACCATAGTAAAATCTGGATTTATTACAAACGCAAGTGAATCCACAATACTTAACGATTTAGGCAGTCAATTTTTACAGTTGGGCCGGACACAAGCTGGTGTTTCTGATGTATATACATTAGCAATAGCTGCGGACGCAATCAATTCTACATTCAACACACTATTAAGTTGGTATCAAATCATATGAAGACACTATATCAAATTCTTGAGAGCCCAACATTTACACTGTTTGAAGAAGCAGAGTATGATGGCCATACCGTAACACTCAACAAGCCATGGCGTAGTGATGACGAGAAGCATAAGTTTTATGTTTATGTCAAAAACGAAAAAGGTAATGTAATCAAACTTGGTTTTGGTGATCCCAACATGGAAATTAAACGTGATGACCCTGCGCGTTTAAAAAGTTATCGTGCACGCCATGGTTGCGACACCGATCCAGGCCCGAAATGGAAAGCTAACTATTGGAGCTGCCGTTTTTGGGAAGCTGGCAAGAGTGTTAGCGACTTGCTTAAAAAGTAAAAATGTATATTACAAATAACGCAGTTTATTTGCATGTGCCTAAAACTGGTGGGACATGGATGGATTGTGTATTGAGTAGTATTATAACGGAGGGACATGATTGCAATTTGGATTGGATGCCAAAACAATATACACATTGTTTTGCGGCAGTAAGAAACCCATGGGCTTGGTATGTATCTCTTTATAAGTTTTGTATATACGGTTCAGAGATGGAAATGCCTATTTGGCCGCAGAGTATAATGATGACATTTGGCGCTAAGTCTGTATCATTTGAAACATTCTTAAAAACACTATTATCACCATCACTACAATTTAAGCATGACCTGATTAAAAATAACCGAATTGTAATGATGCAAAATTATTTTGTTGACCCAAATGATTGGGCACTAAAAAATCGGTTAAAAAATACATACAAACCCATTGCTCGGGAATGGTTAAATAATCATAATGATTATTATACACATGTTTGTAATCTTTATTTGCAGTATGCAACAGTGATTGGCAAAACAGAAACATTAAAAGATGACCTGTCGTCATTTATAACAAACGTAGGTGATATGACTCCTCAAGTAAAGTACCAACTTAACCATATGTTGCCAATAAATACCACTACAAAGGATGACTATCGTGAATACTATTCAAAATCATTATGTGATTTGGTATATGATCATGCTAAAGAAGTCATAAATAAATTTGGTTACACATTTGAATATGAAACGTACACATGAATTGACAGACAAAAACTTTCTATTGTATGCGGCCAATAACTATGATAATCCTCGCTGCCTTGATGTAAAGGAATTTCATGAGGATGTTAATCGTTTTAAGTATGTAAAAAAACTACTTAAAAAATATCAGGAAAAAGGCATCCTACAAGAGCGGCTAATTCTTAATCATCTTATTGTAATTCACAATGTATTTAATGTAACATCTGCCACACGCATGAGCTTTTTTAAGATACCCGAGACTCATTGGCCAGCATTAAAAACTTTTCTGCTCTATCTTAACTATATTCCTGAAGGTGAATATCTTAATATACCCATTGACTTGCAGGTTGCACGAGTACTTCAAAAATTATAAATAACATATGGGATTCTTTTCTACAACAACAGACACATATTTTGCATTTCGCTTTCTGCGCCTGCTTACTACTCCTTGGGAAAAAACTGGCGCATATAAATTAGGCATTATTGATGCTGAAGGTAAAGTATTGCGCAAACCGGTTGATATGAGTGAGCGCAGTAAATACAACATCTTTCATCGATTGGTATTTCGCATCAAACGCCTTCTTAATAAGATACCTTTTGGCAAAACTACAGTTGCTAGTTATCTTGCGGCATTGTGGCTTATTAAAGAACACACAGGACTGAGTGACAAAACAATATCTCGTATTCTTCATGAAGCTACTGGTGTTGATGTTGATACTAAAGCTTTAGTTGAAAGTACATGGTATCTTAATGAAGACGCTAGTTTACAGCGCGGAATATATTCATTGGTACGCAATGTCCCATTCCCTACTACTGGTGAAGAGCTGCAAATTATAAATACCCAAGTAATGGTAAAAGAAGACTCCGCGCCAATTGGTTCCATTTTGGGAGTACCAGTATATGCTGCATATCATGTAAAAAGCAAACAAACTCTATTTGTAACACCTCACGATCTTAAAAGATGAAAAGTAAAACTGAAGACATGAGCACCTCAAGCGGTGTATCATTACCGCCTACTGGTAATCGACCGCATGATAATCGTGATAGCATGATTCGTCGCAAAAACTTTGCACAGTTTGATGTTAGCAGCGATACCTTTCGCAAGTTTGAAACTGGTCGCAATAAGTTTGAGCGTTGGAGTAATTATCTAAATCTTCAAGATGATGCTGAAAAAGCAATTTATGATTATGCAATGAAGAATCGCGATCATACCATTGTGTTGCGCAATGGAGATACTGGTGCGATGCGTAGTATTCGTCGCCGTGCATTGAATGAAGCTGATGTTAAAATGACTGAATTTAAAGCATTCTTTAAACCGATAGATGCTCAAATTGACTATGATGCCACCCAATTAAAAGCAGGTATAGCCGTAGAGTCAGAACATACACCTCATAAAGAAATTGCTACCATAATAGCTAAGCATCATTTGGCAGAGGATCCTGAGTACTATGTTAAACTTAAGAAGTACGTCGAGACTAAAGGTGCTTAAGCTACACAAAAAGTAAAAATAAAGATTTGCATAATTAGAGATTTGATATATAATTTCTATAGAAGGTAGGCTACTTCACTGTAGCCTATTTTTTTTGCTAAACTTTCCTTTAAAAATATGAACGACAATAATACTAAAATGACCATCTTTGATGAACAAACCTCACGCAAACCAAACCGTTACCTTTGGACCGAAGGGTTTATTGAGGCTATGCATTCTGGGTTTTGGACCGATAAAGAATTTAGTTTTCAACCAGATGTACACGACTTTAAGACCGTTCTTGATGATCGACGTCGTGAAATTGTTATACGTACACTAAGTGCTATTGGTCAAATTGAGGTTGCTGTAAAAACTTTTTGGGCAAAGCTTGGCGACAATCTTCCTCACCCATCATTGCAGGACTTGGGGTTTGTTATGGCAAATACCGAAGTGATTCACAACAATGCATATGAGCGTTTGATTAGTGTATTGGATATGGAAGACATCTTTGAAGAGAATCTTAAATTGGAATGGATTCAGGGGCGTGTCAAATACCTAAAGAAGTATACACATCGTTTCTATAAGGATAGCAACAAACAATACTTGTATGCGTTAACGCTCTTTACACTGTTTGTTGAAAATGTTAGCCTGTTTAGTCAGTTTTATGTTATCAATTGGTTTAAGACTTTTGAAAATGTATTGCCTCACGCAGATCAACAAGTCAAGTATACACGCAATGAAGAAAATATTCATGCACTTGTGGGTATTCAAATTATCAATACCATGAGGCAGGAATTGCCAGAAATGTTTGACGATGAATTGGAAGAGCGTATTATTGCAGCTGCACATGAAGCATACAAAGCAGAAAGCAAGATTGTGGATTGGATGATTAACGGTATCAATGAAACTGGTTTAAGCGCGCCAATTCTTAAAGAGTTTATCAAGAATCGTATCAATGAAAGCATGACACAAATTGGATTCCGCAAACCATTTGAAATTGATGAAGCATTGATTGCCGAAACAATGTGGTTTGATGAACAGCTGCATGGCAACAATATGACTGACTTTTTTGCAAGCCGCCCTGTTGAATACAGCAAGAAAAACCAAAGCTTTGGCGAGGACGACTTGTTCTAATATATAACTTTAGATTATGAGTACAGAAGACATTTATTGGTTGAACAAAGATAGCCGAAAGTTCCTAAGCAGAGGCTATGTTCTTGAGGAGGAAGGCGAAACGGCAGAAAGCCGTATGCGTGATATTGCCGAAGCTGCTGAAAAGCGTTTGGGAATGGATGGATTTGCGGACAAATTTGAAAACTATTTGCACAAAGGATTCTATTCATTAAGCAGTCCTATTTGGAGCAACAGCGGCCGTGTTCGCGGTTTACCAATAAGTTGTTTTGGTACATACATTGATGATACTCTTGAAGAAATTGCTGGTTATAAAATCTCTGAAATTGCCATGATGACAAAAAATGGTGGCGGTACTAGTGCCTATTTTGGCGCATTACGCGGTCGTGGCACTCCTATTAGTGCTGGTGGAACAAGTACAGGTGCCGTACATTTCATGGAGCTTTATGATAAACTTATGAGTGTGGTATCGCAAGGCAATGTACGCCGCGGCAGCTTTGCAGCATACTTACCAATTGACCATCCAGATGTTGAAGAATTCCTAAAGATCAAAGGTGAAGGGCATACTATTCAAGATATGAGTATTGGTGTTACTGTTAGTGATGCATGGATGCGCAAGATGATTGATGGTAATAAAGATGCTCGCCGTATTTGGGGACTGGTCATTAAGAAGCGTTTTGAAAGTGGTTATCCATACCTATTCTTTAGTGATACCGCAAACAATGGCGCGCCTCAAGTATACAAGGATAAAGGTAAACGTATTCATGCAAGTAATCTTTGCTTAACCGGCGATACACTAATCGATGTATCAATTAATTCAGACGGAAGCGACCATAAATCAATTACACTTGAAGAATTCTGCTTTCTATTTAAATTAAATATTTGGGATAAGATATTTGTCAAATCGGTTAAAGATGATCAATCTATTTGGGCACA